CCGAAGCCTTGTTTGGCGATGTCGACGATCGGCTTGAGCACGCCCTTGTCGCGGATGTCGACGCCGTAGGTGGCCTTGATCTTCTCGCGCGCCTTCTCCTCGGCGCCTCTGACGAACAGCCGCACCAGCCCGGCGACCGCGCCGATTCCTGCACCGATCGCCGCGCCGAGAGGACCGCCATACTTGAAGCCGATCATTGCGCCGCCGGCGGTGGTCATCGCGAGGCCGGAGATGCCGCCGCGTTGGAGGCCCATCAGGGCCAGTGTCGCGCCACCGAGCAGGGCGGCATTGGACCGGCCAAGCGCGGAGAGCTTCTGGCCCATGGTCGCCGCTTCCCAGGTCACGGCCTTGCCAGGCGCGTACTGGACGCCGCCGCCGAAGCCGAGAAAATCCTTCCAGCCGCCGAGCAGGCCACTCCAGCCACCGCCGCTGTTCGAAGGGACGAAAGGAGGAGTGCCCCAGCCTCCGGCCGCGCCGCCCGGAATGGGACCACCGCCACTGCCTCCTCCGAAGATCGGCGCTGCGCCGACCCCGAGCAGTCCGCCGAGCCTGCCGAGCGTGCCCCCACCGGAGGCGCCTCCGCCAGCAAGCGACACTCGTGTGCCGGTGAATAACTGCATCAGCATCGCGGCAACGCGCGAGGTGACCACGTCCTTGATGGCTGTTAGTAAGGCGGTCTTGAGCGAGTTGCCGATGGCAGACCAAACCGATTGCGATTTCGTCAGGAGTGCGTCGAACACGCCCTCAGCTTGCCGCTTGAAGCTGTCGAAGATGCGCTGGTTGTGGTCACGGATGAGTTGCGCCTGGCGAACCGCTGCCGCCTCCTGTGCACCGGCAACGGAGGCGTCGGCCGCTTCCTGCTGGAACATGCGGATCTCATCCCGCTGGGCAGATAGCTCGACGAGCCGCGCTCGGATCTCGTCGGTGCGGTAGCCAAGGCGCTTGAGGTTTGCTTCTTCCTCCATCAGCATGCGCGCGCTTTCGAGATCAAAAAGACGCATCCGGATCTCATGAACCCGCTGGATGTGGGCAATCTCGATCTCGGCCTTGCGCTGCTCGACGGCCACCTTCTGTTCGATCGACTGCGCGTCCGAGGCCTCAAGCGCGCGCAGTTGTGCGTCGCGCGACGTGTCCGCACGCTGTTCTTCGATTAGCAGCATCTGCTCCAGGTGATCGAGGTTCTGCCGGGCGATCTCTTCGTTGTGGGCTAGCCGTTGTGCGTATGCGCGGGAATACCACTCGAGGCGGCGTTGCGCGCCCTCTTCCTGCGCGGCGAGATACTCAGACAATTCCTTGCGGGTGGTCTCCTGCACCTCCTGCTGCCAGGCTTTCAGCCGTTCCCGCAGCTGCGCGATCGTGTTCTCCCAGGCAGTGCGGGTCAGCGCAATCCGCTGCTCGTTGCCACGCTCGTCGACGTAGGTCGTCCACTTGCGAAGCTGATCCTCCACCTCGGCCATGTCGCGGGCGAAGCCCGTCAGGTTGCGCCGGCGCGATTCCGCCAATGCCCGGGCGCTCTCCCGCTCCACTTCCACCTGCTGCTTGTGGATCGCCGCCATCCGCTTCAGCGCTTCGAGATCTGGTTCATCTCCCGTCTTGATGTGGAGCTTGGGACCCTCATAGGTGGGCGGCACCCACTCGTCGGGCAACCAGCGCTTCTCGCCCAGCAAGCCGCGGATGTCGTCGTCGGTCATCCCCTGCTTGCGCAGTTCCTCGGCGGTGGTCTTGCCGGAAAGGAGGGCATCGCGCAGCGTCTTGCGCCGCATCTCCTCGAACTGCTTCTCCATCCGGTCCTGCCCGTCTTTCCACTGGGAGTAGACGGCATATCCGGCGCCGACGACGCCCACGGCGAGCAGCGCATACGGATTGAGGCTTGCCAGGTTCAGCGCGGCGATCGACTTGGCGAGTGCCATGATCTTCTCGGCAAGTGCATAGGTGGTGAGGACTCCGGCGGTCCACAGGGCCACCTGGCCGAAGTTCGTGAGCAGGTCCGTGTTTTGTCGGAGCCAGCCCACGAGTTCGCGGAGATTCCCGATCAGCGCTTTGAAGTCGTCCTGGAACTGCGCGCCAATCTCTTCACGAAGGTTGCCGAACTCTCGACGGAGGCCTCCGAGTTGACCGGCGACGGTCTGCGAAGCAGCCGCGTGCGCGCCCTGAATCTTGGCGCCCTCGCGCATCACCGCGTTGTAGCGAATCTGCTTCTCTTCGGTCTCTGTCAGTGCCCGCCCGAGCTTCAATTCCTGGATGGCGGCTTCTTTCTGGAAATCGACAAAGAGCCCAAGCGACCGCAGACTGCCAGCGGCTCCGGACTCGATGGCGCGGACGATGGATTCAAGGGCCTCGCCGGCGGTCACGCCCTGCACGGTTGCTGCATCCTTCGCGAGCTTTGCGAGTCCTGGTGCCTTGGCGAGTTCCAAGTCGGCGATGATCAGCCGCTGCACGGCATGCGCCGCCTCGGTGAACTCAAAGCCCAGGTCCTCCACCGTCGCGACATGCCGCACTGCCGCCCCCGCGCCCACGCCATGCGCCTGCGCCAGGGCCTTCAGCGAAGCTGCCGCTTTGGCGTTCTCCGCGGCCATCATCACGGATCCGACGGTGAAGTCCTTCGCCCAATTGAGGGCAGATTTGATGGCGTCCGCGAACAGATTGCCCGCCGTGGCGCCCTTGGCCATCGAAGCCGTCATTCGGTCGATCCCGGTGGAAGCCCCGCGCGCGGTCTTCACCGCCGTCGATTCGAGCGAGGAGAGGTGCGCGTTGACACTCTTGATCGACGCATTGGCCCTGTTCGTGTCGACTTCGACAACGAGTTCGAGCTTGCTACCTGGAGCCATGGAACCTAACGGTGTAGAAACCAGAGTCCACCATCGCACTCCAAACCCGAATTGTGGTTGCCAGGCTCGTATTGAACGGCCGGTCCTCAAGTTTCTGTGTTGTCGAGCGACGAACGCGGGATTGCGCTTGATGTACGCTAATCGGAGAATCCTCTATCGCCTGAGAATGGAGCATCACGGTCGTGAAGGAAAAACTCATATTGTTGGCAATCTTGACAGCGGCCCCCCTAATCGCCCTAGGTGTTTCACTCGGGTCTCAATGGCGCTTTCAGTCCCAATGGGAGGAGTTGATTCGCCGCGAGGTGCCCGATGTAGACCAAGCTACATTGAAGGACGTCACGATTGAACGCGTTTGCTCTGACCCCAAACTGGCTGCTGGCTTGGGAGAAGCCTGCGCCACCCTGGAACAGCTGCATCTTGTTTCTGTGTGCGCGGGCGTGGCACTTGGCGCGGGCATACTCCTGCCACTCATCATTTCCGTTGCGGGGGCGTTGGCGAAGCATAACCGTAGACTCTTGCTTAGCGTTTTCGGTCCTGGCCTATACATGACGAACATAGCTGTAGCAGGTCTCGTCGCGATTCACTCCATACTGATAATCGCGGCAGGATGGTACGGCATGACTGTGCTCCTTGAGCGGATCTCGCTCAAGATGCTGTTAGTGCTTGGGCTAATAGGTCTTGGTGCGCTCATCGGGGCCTTTCAGATCGTCTCCAGTCTTCGTGGGAGGTTCAGGAAAGCGAGTGCAGCAGTGGTCGGGAAGGCGGTGTCTCAGCAAGACGCCCCGAATCTTTGGAATGAAGTTAAGGCCCTTTCTGCCGCGGCTGGAACTGCACCTCCTTCACACTTGGTTGTCGGACTTGACCCGAACTTTTTTGTCACAGAAGCCGACGTGCGCTGCGTAGAGGCAAATCTCACAGGGCGGACAATGTATCTTTCGCTACCCCTTTGCAGAATTCTTTCCGTTGAGGAACTGAGGGCAGTTGTGAGTCATGAGCTCGGTCATTTCCATGGTGCCGACACCGAGTTTAGCCTCCACTTCTATCCGATATACCGAGGTGCCGTGGACTCGTATGATGCAGCTGCAAGCGTGGCATACGATTCGGAAGGATCGGTCAATTGGGCGCTGCTTCCAGCACTAGCCGTCCTCGGTCATTTTCTTCGCTCCTTCTCGTCGGCCGAGAGCAGGATCAGTAGAGACCGCGAACTACTCGCAGACCGATTCGCAGCAGAGCTAGTAAGCGAAGACGCAGTTGCATCTGCCCTCGTTAAGATCCACGCCTACAGCGATTACTGGGATGCCGTTATCGAAATGATGCGTCAATCGCTGCAGGAAGGTTCGATTTCTATCGGAGGCCAGACGTACGACGTGGAACGGTTTTTCGCCAATCTGAGCCTACTGTTCGCGACGGTGGCAAGTTCCTTCACGTCATCCATCTCGCTGGACTCACTTGGAGAGCACAGGATTCCACACCCAACTGACTCTCACCCTCCGCTCACAGTGCGGCTCGAGGCGCTGAATCGGACGGTTGAACACGTTGCCCAGAATGCTCTTGACGTGACGCCAGCCGATGCGGCGATCACATTGATTGACGGTCACGAGAAATTGGAAACCGCACTGAGTGCCTTGCAGAAGCTTATAGTCCATCCGCAACTGGCTGAACAGCAATTGGCTGCTTCGTAAGGTGGAGACTCCCTGAAACACGCAACCATCGGTCTACTCCGAACCTTGGCTGTGTTAGATCCGCAAGAGGAGATCTGCCTGGTTCGGCTCATGTGAGCGAGGATCTTGTTCAAGATAGCGAATTGCGTCTCACAGGGTCGACCCTTACCTACAAGTTCTTGTATTCCGTCCCATTGAGGTCGGAAGTTCCGCACTCTACTTCGAGAAGTAGGATCGCACCGAATGCATCTGCCCCGATTTCGTCGAGGCCAACGTAAAGGCCCACCTTCAACGCGGCCCTGATCTCGGTGGCTCGGCGAAGCAGAACGCCTGCTTCGGATGCTTGCGCCGCATCCAGCTTATCCAGCGGACATCGCTCACACCGCCCACCTTCATCCGGGGCATCTGGGCACAGCCGCGGGTCGCAGAGCTCATCTCTCCGCAGTGCCCAGTGAATGAGGAATCGCAGCGAGGGGCGCTCGGGCCACTCGCCGCTGGCTAGTTTGGGTCCGTGGTCTCCTGGAAGGCGGCATCGAGAGCGTCAATCGCGGCTTTCACCGCTACCGCCTGGTGGATCACCGGAACATCTCCGGCGTAACCTTCGCTGGATTCGGCGAGCTTCTTATAGAGCGCTCCTGCCGCGCCGAGGTTGATGGTCAACTCCTGGCGGTTGTAGGGGAGGTCGAGCACCCGGGCGAAGCTGCGGCGGTAATCGAAGACGTCCTTGGCCGAGGGCATCCGGATTTCGTGGGTCACGGTACCGCCGAGCACGCGCAGTGTGACACGGAAGTGATCCCCTTCGTGGACGACGTCATCGACGTCAGCTTGGCTCAGTTGCTCAATCACGCGGCTGGCTTCGAAGGCGTCGACCTCCGGCCCATCTTCCTCGCGGATCTTCGCGAGTAGCGCAGCATCGGCATCCTCGCCGCCGGAGACGATGGTCTCCGATACGCCGCGCCCTAACTGCTTGATGAGCACTTTGCGGCGCTTCTGGCGTTCGATCCATTCCTCGTCGGTGGGGAAGCGCAGCCGGATGGCTTTCAATCCATCGGGCGTGCGCAGATTCACAGTGATCGGTTTCGATGCGTCAAACATGAGGAAACTCCTTACTGGCCGATGTTGTCGATGCCGCACTTGGCGACGGCGGAGACGATGCCGTTGGTCTCATGCCACATGGACAGGCAATCGACTGCGACGGTGACAATGCCGTCCGTCTCGCCCACTTCCGCCGTGGCGAAGGAGACCTTCTGCCAGGTGATTTCGAGAGAATTGTTGGCATCGTAGCTGAGCCCGATGCTGGCGGTACCACTTGTCTGGCTGCGAAGCTTGGTGAGTTCGCTCGACCCATTCTCAAAGCGCGCCACGAACTTGAGTGAGCCTTGCCGGTTGCCGAACTCGAGGCGCCCACGGATGGCGCCACTCGTCGCATCGCCCGGCGTCTGGAATCCGGAGCCCGGATAGAAGCCGCCATCCGTCCGGACGTTGTTCTTCCATGCGGTTTCGAGCGAGACGATGTTCTTGTTGGTGACGTAATTGACGCCGTTGATCGAGAGCGTGAGCGACGCCGAGGGCAGCAACTTTTCGAGGGTGGCGCCCGGCAACACGATGCTCGAGGGTTCGGCAAACTTACCGGAGCCCACGAATTCGACCGTGATCTTCGAGTTTGCCCGGCCCGGTCCTGAGCCGATTGAGATCGTCCAGCCTTCCACCACGCAACCGATGGCCATCCGGTCTAGCACCACGCCAGCGCCCGGACGGATCTGTTCGACGAAGCTGAAGTAGGGCAGTTCCGCCTCGTCACCCGCCGACGGGATCAGCGGTGTTGCGGTGTAGGTGAAGTTGGGTGCCGTGCCCGATTTCACCACTTTGCCCAGCCCGAAGGCCATCGCCCAGGCGGCAATCTCCGCGCTGAGATACTTCTCGAGCGTGCCGTTGACGTCCCAGGACGTCTGGAAGGATTGGACGGCGAACTCGTGGCCCTTGCCAAACTCCTCGGCATCGTTTTCGGTGTTGAGCTTCGGGTTGGCAAGCTGTGCGTTGAGCTTGCGCAGCTGCCACATCTGGACGGCCGTATTGGCCGTCTGAATGTCAGTCTGCTTCTGCTTGCCGAAGCAGATCTGCAGTTCCTGGAGTCGTGTCGTCGACATGTGTTTCCTCTTGCTGGGGCGGGGACTGGCTCCAGCCCGCAATCATCAAAGGCACCAGCACTTCGGGCGTGGCTTCCACTTCCTGTGGATCGCCCTCGCCGTGCGGTGGCGAAAGCCAGACGGTCTCAGTCATCTCCCATCTCCATGAAGGTGAGGGGCATCTCGAAGTAATCAAGGCCCTCGGCATCGGTCTGCCGCTGGATGAGCGGCGGATCCATGGGGTAGCAGTTGGGGTGGATGGTGGCGTTCATCATCGGCACGCCGAGCGATAGCGGCTCGCCCTTGGTGATCAGCCGGAAGAGCCGGTAGTAGGCGGTGGGCGGATCGCCGTCGTAGGTCTCGCGCGCCCGCAGGTAGAGCGTCACCTGGTGCTTCCAGACGTCCACGCCGCCGAAACTCGAGGGCTGCGTCCCCTGCCATGCGGCGATGATTCCGGGAGCGGGCATCTCGTGGATCGCCGCCGCAAGGCTTGCCCGCTTCGGATACTGATCGTGATAGGCGAAGATGCGCTGCTCATCGCCGCCCATCTCGGCGACCAGTTCCGGGATGTCCCGCAGCAGGACGACCAGGTTGTCGACCAGTTCCGCCGGATTGATCATCGCTGCTTCCCTCCCAGGGCGCCCTCGACGAGCAGGCGGGACTTTATGGCATCAAGCATCTTGCGGGCGGCCTCCACGACTGCCGCTTTGTTCTTGGGCGAGAACACCATCCACGCCTCGCGCTTCTGGTTGGCCCAGGCCTTGATCCGGTCCTTGCGGGTCGAGACGTTGGCCTTGGCCCGGTTCTCGCTCACCGTGCGGACCTGGAAGTTGCGCAGCAGGTCGCCCGAAAAGGTCAGGTTGCGGCGGTTACCCTTTCCTTTCCGCGTCTTCCAGATCGCGTAGCGCTTGGTGAGCGGCTTGGCCGCGGCATCCTCCGGGCCTTGCGCGGCGGCAAGCCGCGCCTTCACCGCCGCGACGCCCGCGTTCCCCAGTTCATACATCTGCCGCTGGCGGAAGTTCAGCAGATCGAGCCGTAATTGCTTCTTCTGGTAGACACGGACGCTCGGCATCGATCGCCTCAAAGGAACTTGTGCGCAATTGCCCACAAGTCGCAAACATCCGCCAGATTTGGCGGAAGTCCGACTTCCGGAAGATTTTCCGGAAGTCAGTTGGCTCTACGCAGACGGAGTACGGCGGCGCCCTCGGCGTCGGCCTCGATATCGAAGACCTTGTAGCGCACGCCTTCGATCTCGACCTCGTCTCCGCGGGCGGGCGGAGCTGGCAATCCGGTGAGCCGGACAAACAGCACGGCATAGACGCCCGGCGCGGCATCCTCGGCTTCCCGCGCCGGCTGAAACACCGCGCGGACCGTCGCCGCGCCGCCCGCCTCGGCCAAGTAGAGGACCTCGCGGCCGAACGTTTCGACGACGGCCGCATTGAGCTCATTCACCGCCGCTTCCCAGCCGCTCATCGTCAGGCCTTCGTTCCCTTGACCAGCACCTCGGGCCGCAGGCAGATCGGCAGCGGGTTTTGCTGGGTGTGCAGGTCCGTGCCCCGCCCAAACTTCCGCGGCTCCTGCTTGGCGTAAAGCGGCAGGCCCAGCGTGTTCGCCGTCTCGTTGAAATCGGCCGGCGCGAAAAACGTCCGGAAGGTGTTGGCCGTCCCGAGCGGGAAGAAGTGCGCCTCGTCGTCGGCGATGAATTTCCGCACGGCTCCCGAGGCGTCGGTCGCCTGGCCGCGATACTCCTCAAACGTCACGCCGCCGAAGGTGAACCCCGTGCGGTAGTCGTTGCCGAGCTGCTGGTTGCGCTGGTAGTACTGGAAGGCCTCTTTCACCTTCGCATGCGTCGTGAAGGCGTCGTAGAACCCCGACGAGCACAGGCACAGGATGCCCGTCATGAACTCGCCCTTGAGGTTGTCCTCGATGTGGCGCTTCACTTCGAGCACCTTCAGAAGCACCTCGGTCGAAGCCGTCGACAGCGCGAAGTTCACCGTCTTCGGCGTGATGTCGAACTCGGTGTAAAGGTTGTAGAGCACCGAGCCGTCGGCGTCGAGGATCACGCCCTTGAGCGCGCCCATGCGCAGGTGCTCGAGCGTGATCGAGTGCTTGTTGCGCATGTTCTGAAGCTTCAGGGCGAGCAAGTCGGCCAGCGCTTCGGTTTCGGACTCCGAGCCGAAGGCGCGGATGCCCTGGACTTCTTCAGGCAGCACGGCGTCATCGTGCGGGATGTGCGGGATGACAAACGAGCGCACCTTGCGCTTGCCCTGCGTGCCCACGGTGCCGGGTGCGCCGACGGGCTGGGTGGGTAGCAGGTTCAGCACGCCGCTCATCTCTTCGATGATGATGGTGCGGGTGCGGACACCGGTGGCGGGCATCAGGTTCAACTGCTCGAGCCGGCCGTAGGTGTTGGGGATCTTGTTGATGGCCGCCGTGAGGGCGACCATGTTGAAGGCATCGGTTGCGAATGGATTGAGCATCGGCATGGGTTACGCTCCCTCCCGGACGAGAATGCCCAGGGCTTTCAGTTGACTGATGGCGGCGGTCTTCTGCGGGCTGGTGATCGAGCCGGGCCAGACGAGACCCTTGTCCGAACAGATGGCATGGCGCGCGACGATGACGCCCGGCTGGTCACCTGAGCTTGCGTCGACGGCGTTCAGTAGCACGCCGGCGGCCGTTTCAGAGCCGTCCGTCGAGCCCGGCGCAAGCTGGGTGACCTTGCCGCTGGCGGTGATGATGCCGACCACGGTGCCGGTCGCCAGGTTCTGGCCGCTCGAGACGGTGACCTCGTCGCGGCTGTAGAGGTTGTCCTCTTCGAATTTCAGCCAGTCGCCGAGGTAGTTCGATTCGGATTGAACAGGCATGGGTTACTTCGCTCCTTTCGGGCCAGCCAGGGCCACGCAGGCCTTGACGACCGGGTTTTCCTCGAGGTTCTGCTTCGACGTGGTGCTGGCTTCCGGCAGAACATGCGATCGGATTTCTTCCCTGTCAGCCTCGGCCCGCAGCGCGAGCAGTTCTTTGCGGACCTCGGCCGCCGACAGATGGCGGCCGATGAAGTCGCCGGCCAACGCGGGCCGGCCGGCGATCGAGCACAGCACGACGATCTCGGCCGCCTCGGCGTAGCCCTGCTCACGGGCTTGGGCCTCGATCGCGGCGAGATCGGGGGCGGGCGGACTCGCGGCCGCCCGGGTTGTTTCAGACATTGGAGTGCCTCCTTTTGTGAACTTGGGTCTTGATAGCGACTCGGTCATCGCGGCCAGGGCCTCGCGGAACGTGCCGACACGGTCGGCCAACCCTCGAGCCACGCTGTCCTCGCCGTAGAGGATGCCTGCTTCGGTCGAGCGCACGGCCGCGGCGCTCAGGCCGCGGCGGCGGGCCACGGCGTCGACAAACATGCTGTAGAGCCGGTCGACCTCGGCGACCAGCACACCTCGGGCGCCCTCTGAAAGCGGCTCGTGCGGATTGAAATCGTTCTTGCGGTCGCCGGCGAAGATCGTCGTGTAGCGCAGGCCGTTGGCCGCATCCCAGCCGCTCTGGTCGAGATGCATGGCGATGATGCCGACAGAGCCGACGCCGCCCGTGCGCGTGACCCAGATGCGGTCCGCGGCCGAGGCGAGCAGGTAGCCAGCGCTCAGGGCCCAGTCGTCGACTGAAGCCCAGACCGGTTTCACCCTTGCGGCCTCCTCAATGAGGCTCGCCACATCCCAGGCGCCGTTGGCCTCGCCGCCGTAGCTGTCGAGACGCAGCAGGATGCCTCGGACCTGCGGATCGGTGGCTGCCTCGAGAATCTCGTTGCCCAACTGCTCATACGAGGTGAGCCCCGATTGCGCGTCCATCCCGGAGGCTCGGTTCACGAGGCTGCCCGAGACCTCAATGACGGCGATGCCGGCGTCGGTGACGGCGTAAGGCTTCCGCGACCGTTGCTCGGTGAGCAATGCGGCGTCTGCGGCGGGCGGCTCCATGCCGAGGCGCGGAGCCAGCACGGCCAGAATGGCCGCGAGCTTTTTCGAATCGATCATCAGCGGCGTGTGGAACACGCGCGAGGCGATGTGCGGGAGATGCGTCATTGGACTTGCGTTACAGCCTCCGGCTCGGCGACTCGCTGCCCGTTGGAAGTGGTCTTGCGGGGATCGGAGTCATAGGTCAGCCCGAGCGAGTCAGCCCGCGCGTTGTCGGCGGCGGCCTGCCGGTCGACGTCCTCCTCGTCGTAGCCCATCTCGTTGATGACCGCACTGCGCGGCTTAAAGCCCGCCCGCACGGCCGTGACCTCGGCGTTCATGTCTTTGAGCGGGTCGACCCACGCCCACGACGGAGGGCGCCACTCGACGTCGAGGTAAGCCTCAGGCGCGCGGGCGTAGTCGCGCGCATCGATCGCGCCGCTGAGGACTGTCGCCTCGATCCAGGCCCGCCACACCGGGCGGCAGAACTGAAACACCATCACCTGGTGCTGGAACTGCTCGCAGCGCCGCCGGAACTCAAGCAATCCGGCGCGGATCGAGGAGTAGTTCACGCGCTCGAGGTCCCCTGTGAGCTGCTCGTAGGTGATTCCCAGTCCCGCGGCGATCGCTCGCAACTGCACGCGCATGAACTCCGTATACATGCCGCCCACATCGCCTGGTTCGGTGAACTTCACGTCCTCGCCGGGCAGGAGCTTCACCATCGAGCCGGGCTCGATTCCGGCCAGCGGTGCGCCGCTTGAGTCCGTCTCGCCCTCGCCTGGCTTCGAGCCGATCACCGGGTCCTCGGGGTTGTTCTCGGTGATGAAGGCAGCAAACATGGCCGCGAGCTTCTTGCGCACAAGCTCGGCGTCGTCGTACTGATCGAGTTCATGCAGCTTCACCAGCACCTGCGTGAGCCACGGCTGGCCGCGGTGCTGCCCGGGCCGCAGCGGCTTGTAAACGTGGAGCACCGAGTCGGCTGGCACGCGCGTTGTCTCGCCAGCGTTGAAGAACGTGAGCTTTTCTCCGGGATGCTCGCGGTAGAGGTGGTAGGCCACGCGGCGGCCGAGCTTGTCGTACTCGATTCCTGCGCGGATGACGTTTCCATTCGGCAGATTCTCGTTCTTCGCCGCGGGCAGGTGCTCGGCTTCGAGAAGCTGGAGTTGGAGCGGCACGGTCAGCCCGTCCTCGCTCCGGCGGTCGCGCAGCCGCACCAGGCACTCGCCGCCCTCGATCGTCGAGCGGCACACCAGCGCCTGAAGCCCGTAGAAGTCGGTCAGCCCGGCGGCATCGGCCTCGTCGGTCCACCGCAGCCAGAGTTCCTGAAGCCGCCGCTTCACGGCCGGGTCCGAGTGTTTCGATTGCGGCTTGATGCCCGTGCCTACGGCGTTGCCGACGAAGCTTTCGACCGCATTGCTCGCCCAGGCGTTGCGGCGCACCATGTCGCGCGAGCGCGCGCGCAGAGCGTCGCCGCCACCGGCCACCAGGGCATTGATCCCCTCATTTGAAGGGTTCCAACCTTGCGTGCGGCGCGTGCTGGCGGCGGCCTCGTAACCTGCAAGCGTCCGCAGCGGAGCGAATGCCGCCCGCACGAGATTCCGCCAGTAGCCCATCAGAAACCTTTGCTCGTGTAGGTCCGGATCACGCGCGAGCGGGGCCGATCTGGATCCGCCGCCGCCATCGCGGCTTTCACTTCGGCGATCGCCTTTTTGAGTTCATCCACGCTGCGGTACTCGAGGCTTCGGCCTTCAAACGTCACGCGCAACGTGCCGCTGGCCAGCGCCGCCTCCAGGGCTTCGAGTTGGGTCTGCGAGTAGGCCATGGGTCAACGAGTCATCGCTTCATCCAGTTCGATCTCACGGTCACGCGGCGCACGGGGCGCGGCTGAGGTGGCGCCGGTGACTCCGGTTGCGCCACGGACGCGGGCAAGAGCTGATCGAGTTCCCGCCAGTGCCTCTCGGTGAAACGATCAATTCCGTAGATCGAGGCCGCCGCACGCGCATACACCCGGCAGTCCAGCGCTTCATTGCGCCGGTTGGGCGCGACCACCCAGTGGCCTTTGACCAGGCTCTCCGCGGTCAACTGCCGGAAGTACTCCTCCTCGTAGCGCGGGAAGTGGCAATAGCCCGCCGGGAACGGCTCGCCGCTTTCCTTCGTCGGCGGCACGAGACGCAGGCGGCTGTAGAGTTCCGACTTCGCCACCGGCGTCCCGAGCGTCCACAGCCGCGTGCCGCGCCGACGGCTTGAGTCCACCGGTGAGGCATTCAGGATCAGCCGGTCCGTCCGCGCCGTGCCTTTCACCGCCACGGCCGTCCTGGGATGCGCGGCCCGCGCCCCGGCCGGCCCCCAGGAGGCCTGCGGGTGCCCTCGCACCCAGTCATAGGTGATGCGCGGGTTGAAGCCCGAGTCGACGCACAGCACACGGATCGGCAGCCGCATGCCGCTCGCGTGCGGGAACTCTTCCTCAAGCAGAGCGTCGAGCTGCCGCCAGACATCAGCCCGTGCCGTGTCGCCCACGAGCACGCGGTAGTCGACCGACCAGGACTCCTTCCCTCGCCCCCAGGCCACGACTTCGACTTCGATCCGGTCCCGCTGCACATCAGCGCCGCCCGTGAGAAACAGCCCGCCCCGCGGGACCGTGCCGATCGGATAATCCTCACGGCGGTCGTAGAGTGGCTGCCAGTCGGGCGCGTCGCCGCGCTCCTGCCAGGATTCGCCCAGCACCAGGTTGACGAACGACTTCAACCGCTCGACATCCTTCTGCGCCTTCTCCCAGTCATCTGCTGCGCGCTCCCAGGAGTACCAACCCACCGGACTGTAGAGGCTCGACAGGTGGTAGCCGCGCGTGCGCCCATCGCCCGCGGCCTCCGGCCGCCACTCGCCGCGCGCGAGCATCCCGTTCTTCTGATGATTGAAGATGGCCTGCTCACACGCGATGCAGTAGTAGGCTGCTTTGCGCGGCTCACCCTTCGGCCAGCGCAGCCGCTCGAACTTGAGCACCTGAAACTCGCCGCAGTGCGGGCACGGCACCCAGTAGCGTCGCTGGTCGCTTTCGGCGAACGCCGCCTCGATTCGGCTCAAGCCCGTGATGAGCGGCGTCGAGCACATGAACACCTTGCGGCGCGAGAACGTCCGTGTCCGCGCGAAGGCCAGGTTGATCGGGTCGCCCTCGCCATCGACGTCGCCCGGATAGGCGTCGATCTCATCCAGGAACAGATACCGCACCGCCATCGAGCGCAGCCCCACGGCGCTGTTGGCCCCGGTCATCACCAGCACGCCGCCAGGAAACTCCTTCGAGAGAACCGTGTTGCCCGAGTCGCGCGAGCGCGGGCTCTTCACGAGTTCCCGCAGCACATCGCTCTCTTCGATCAGCGGATCGATGCGCTGCTTCGAGTTCCGCTTGGCCAGCTCGACCGTGGGCTGCACCACCATCATCGGCCCGGGCGACTTGTGGATCACGTAGCCGACCCAGTTGTTGCCGCACTCGGTGCCGCCGATCTGACTGCCCTTCATGAAGACCACGCGTTCCGCCGGCGATGCCGGCGAGAGCGAGTCCATGATCTCGCGGAGGTACGGCGTGCGCTCGGTGCGCCACGGGCCCGGCTCGGCCGCTGCTTTGCCGGAGAGCTTCCGGTAGCGGTCGGCCCATTCGGAGACTGTCAGCACCGGATCTGGCCGGAGCCCGGCCCGGAAGGCCTCGCTGTAGACTTCAGCCGCTGTTTGCACCAGACAGTTCCTCAAGCGCCTTGCGGATCTCGGCGCTCAACAGGTGATGGACCCGGTCGGCGTCCGTCTCCGCGGCGAGCGTCGCCGCCAGACGGTCGGGGATGTTCAGCAGGTTGTCCCGGACCGTCCGGCCGTTGGTGAAGGCCGCCACCTGCACCTCGTCGCGGCTTACGAGCTTCGCCGTGCGCTCCTCGAACTCGATCTTGGCCAGCCGCGCCAGGTAGCTCTCGCGGATCGCCCGCGCGCGGAAGTAATCCAGGCCTCCGGCGGGCGCCTCGGCCGGCTGCGGCGGCGCCGTGGGCGGAACCATTTTCGCCCGCCGCTGCCCGGGCCGCGTCTTCGCCGTCCATTCGGCATCGGCGCGCTCGCTGTCGATCAGGCCGTCGGAGTTGGGCGCAATGCGGCCGGAATGGATCGCCTTTTGCACCGCCGCCAGGCTCACGCCGCGATGCTTGGCGTAGGCGCGGAGGCTCATTAGCGGCATCGAACTTTTTCCCGCCCCGATCGCGGAATTCGCTTGCTTCTTCGCGGAAGGGAAGCGATGAATGGAGTCGCGATGAGGAACACCCAAACGCAATCGACCCCGCAAACCGCAGCCGGCTGCTACGCCGCGCGGTACGCCGAAGCCCAGAATCTGCTCGCCCGCATCGCCGTGCGGCTCGAAGAGCACAAGACGCGGCAGGCCGCGCGGAGCGCCGACTGGGGCTACGCCGGCGACCTCGGCCGCATCGCCGAGCAGCTCGCCTCCATACTGGCCGGCCTGGGCGATCCGAGCGCGGCCGGCGCCAGGGGCCTCGAGTACTGACCCGCAAGGAGACTCACCATGACCGCAACACCTTACGTCGAATGCTCGCTGTGCGACGAGGCCAAGCCGATCCACCGCGAGCTTGTGCTGACCAACCGCGAGGGATTGCTCCTCGACAAGGTTCAGTTCTGCCGCGACTGCTGGAACGACATCCGGCAGTCGGTCGAGGACGCCAGCGGCCTTATCGACCGCCGCCAGGAGGACTGACCACGATGGCCATCACCCGCGAAAAACTGATCGCCTGGGCCACCCGCAACGGCTGGAGGCTCGACCGCTGGGGCCACCTCAAGAAGGAGTTCCCGAACGGCACGCACCGCATCAAGCTGAGCCGGATCGCGGCGCGGCATGAAATCTCGACGCCGCACGGCTGGGTGCGCCTGGCCAGCGGCTAT